ATATGTCTGATATTGATGGATCACAAAATGTACGTGTAATCATGCGTATGGCTGGTGGTGCTCAGTATGGTATCGTTGAGGATATCGTTACTTACGGTATTACAAATAACGCTAACTAATAATTAATAATCATGGGGAGTGGGTAACTGCTCCCCTATTTAAAACAATAAAAATATGTCATGTTTAGTCGCAAATGGTAGACTTGAGCAGTGTAAGGATAGCATTTCTGGTATCCAGGCTCTATACCTAATTAACTTCGGTAGCTATGATCCGGATCCATCTACATTAGGTGGGGATGTAACCTATGATACTACTGTAGGCTTTGAAGATCAAATTACTGGTATTACTTTGTGATCCATCAATATCAGACATATCAATAACTTTAACCTCATTCAAATCAGAAAGTACAGAAGTACCAAAGAATAAGTTATCAGTAGTAGTTGCGATAGCAGTGTTAGCAGCTAATCCTGGAGCCCAGAATATCTCTACTCCATCAATGCTCAAAGATCCGTTATTATACCACTGAGTAGACTGGTTATTAACACCAGTTCCTGGAGTAACAGCAGCAGATGCACCTGATACTGTAGAGAATCCACCTAATGCACGTACATACGCTTTAGCGATGTTAGTAGATACATAGATTCTTAAGTTAGGGTTACCATAAAGAGCTGCAGGAATTGCATCAACAATTTTACCCAATTCTACTACTACGTTCAAAGCAGTTACAGTAGTACCAGTTACCTCCTGTGCAGCAGGTAAAGCAGCATCTAAAGCTACCAAAGTAGAGATACCATCAAAGCTACCAGAAGTACCAGTTGCACCTGTCCAGAATGCAGTCTCTACGTTAGCAGCTACTTTATCAGATACGTGAGCAATAACGAAATCAGCGAAAGACTTAGGTAAAGTTTTGAAGTTAGAGAATCCCATCTCAGCAGCTTGCCATGTAGAGAAGAAATCTTTTTTACAAAGCTCTAAGTTTACTTGAAGATCTTTAGTAGTTAAAACTTTCTCAGTTAATGTAACAGTAGATACATCAGAGAATGAACATGTAGAGTTTTTCAAGATAGCATCTGTAGCTACTTTTTGAATAACTTGTTTGTAGTGTACATTAGGAAGTACAGTTACTCCACCATTCTCAATGGTAGGAGCAGAAAGAAGAGCAGCAGATACATATTTCCCTGCGAACTCTCCAGCATAAGTAGTTGTAATTGAAGTTGCCATTTTTTTTTATTTTAATTTTAGTTAGCCAATTTATTTAGGATTCTATCCATAGTAGTCTCCTTTCTATTTGCACCAAATGTAAACTGTGGTGCAGCAGTTTGTTTCTCAGGATTATGTGAGATAGGTTTAGCAGCAGCCTCAGCCTCTACTACAGGAGCCTCTTCTACTACAGGCTGCTCAGATAGTTGTGCTTTTAATGCTTCATTCTCTGCTTTTAACTCCTCAATTTTAGAGAATAACATCTCCTCAATTTGGGATTTAATTACTTTCTTAGGTTGAGCAGGAGTACCTTCCTCAGACATTTGCTCCTCCATCATTGGCTCCTCTGCTGCAGGCTCTTCTGCTACAGGTGCCTCCTCTTCTACTGCAGGTGCCTCTTCCTCTTTCATCTTAATCTCAGCAATAACTCCCTCAGTAGCTACTACTAGGATTCTCTCATCCTCTAGCTCATACTCACCTACCGGTAGAGCAATACGCTGCTCATCCTCAGTAACAATAAATACTTCCATACCCGGCTCAAATGCATCAGCCTCTAGTACAGTTACTCCATCCATTAACTTCATGGATGCTAGCTCTACCTTCTCCATCCCGAGAAGTGCAGAGATACGTGATAAAATAGATTCTTTCATATTTTTTTATATATAACTCATTAATAATTTAGTTGTTCCATTTTTAGTTAATCTGCCGCACCTGTATTATCTGAGTAATGTTACCCGGATGCTCAGTGTTAATATCACCTATCCCCTGTGCAGGTAGTGTGCCATCACAGCATTTAACATTGTAGGTACCATCCTTACATAGGCACCCTCTTTTGCCACCCTTAGGTGAGCTCTTTGATTCTTTACGTTTCATTTTCCTTGTCCTTTATATAGTTTAACATAGTTTTTACCCATCTTACTTCTAGATGCTTTACATTTAGAATGTATTCCTGGTCTCTTTCTCTTAGGCTTTCTCACAAATGAGATACCTGTGGTAGCTTTAATCTTCGCCATTCTGCTTTATTTTAGATTCTGCCCATGATAGTGCTGCCTTCCCTCCCCATAATAGGTAGGATATATAGCCACAATCATTACTATCTCCCTGATTATAGTATACCTCAGCTCTGGATAGGTAGGAGTACATTCTTTTTATCGTTTCCATACTCACCTTCTCACCATTGGCTAACTGCTGTGCACGAATTTTTCCCACCTGCGTGGAGCACTTATTCCCATTTCTCTCATTCAATGCTATACCTCTCTGTGCATTCCTTCTCACTACAGATGGATAGTCATTATAGCTTACCTCTTCCAGGTCTTGACCTTTGAGCACCTTCTTAATCTGCTCTATTAGGTATTCCTTCTCCTCATCCATAGCCTTTCTCATAGCCATCTCCATGCTCATCTCATACTTATCAGCGAAGTATCCCTCAATAGAGAATCCCTTTACATCTCCATCCTTAACTTTTTTCCATACATCCGGATTATTCACCTTCATGCTGATCATCCAGGTACCCTTAGGTAGTGAGAATCCATAGGCTGCACTCTTATCCTTCTCAGGATTATCAATGATCCATGATTCTACTACAGTCATGCCATCTATTTTAGCATCATGCTCATAGGTAGCAGCACTCTGGTTGCTATTAATGAAAAACATCTCACTGGCTTTGCGTACTGTATCCTCTGAGAAGTAGATATAGAACTCCCCATGCTTCTCATTCTTACGATATATCTGCTTATTAGGTATCAATGCAGGCCCCATTAATAGCTTTTTTTCCTTATCAATGGTAGCCAGCTCTATGCTTTGCTTGCTTAGTGCTATGAAGTTTTCCTCAATGGCAGGCTCATCTACTACAGATACAGCATATACTCCCATTTCAGTATCCTTCTCATCTAAAATTAGTTCAATTATTTTCATTATAGTGTTGCGTTTGTTATTCTATTTCTATCTAATGCCTGCTGAGTAGATACCTCTGAGCCTACCACGTATGCCTTAATAGGCTGCTGTTGTAACTGAGCTAACTGATTGAGCCCATTATTACCTACTACGTTAAAATTGGGTGCATTCACTCCTGTGCCTGCTCCTCCACCGGTAGGCATTCCACCTCCACCTGCAGCTCCTCCTGATGGAGCACTACCTCCTCCACCTATCTCTTTCAATGCCTTAGTTGTGGCAGCTACGTTGGCAGCTATTCCTAATCCTAATGAGATGTTATTAGCAGTGATAGTAGGTACAGCAGATACCCCTGATGTAGCAATAGCCTGAGGAGTAGCCAATGCACCTAAGTTAGCTAGCTTATTAGCTATAATCATTTTAGCTATACCTGCAGCACTCTCTATAATTACTGCAGTTTTTTGTGCTGCCTTACTTTTACCTAGTGTCTCCTTTAATAAATTGGCTGCCTGACTAGCTATATCTGCATACTGATTCTGCAGTGCAGCCTTTTGGTCATATACTGCAGTCTCTCTAGCTAAATCATCTTTATATGCAGTCTCTCTATCTGCAGCTAATCCTGCCTGATATGCTTTATTATTAGCTATGGATGCAGCAGTAAATTGGTCAAAGGTAATTAGGTTAGCATCTAACTGGGCCTGTAGTTCTATCTGCTGTTTATCATAGGCTAGTTTACGGATGGCTGCCTCTTTCTCTAATCCTGCCTCTAATGCATCTATCTTAATCTGTTCACCTGCTATAAATTGTTTAATGGCCTCCTGATCAGCCTCAGCCATTAGCTTTAATATCTCAGCCTCTTTCTTTTGTGCATTTTCTAATTCTAATTTATCATACTTATCCTGGATAGCTCTACTCTCTTCCCCATGTTTTTTCTGTAGTTCAGTAGTATCTGCACCTGCTTTATCTGCTGCTGTATATAATGCCTCATAC